CCAAGACCGGATATAAACGACCGCCAGCCCCCGGCCCCGTCATGCATATGAGTCGTGTCTACCTCTTCACGCTGTGTGTCGGCATTCGAATTGCGCACTTGCGCGACATCCTTTGCGCCGACCGCCACCTTGCCGCCATATCCGGCTACTGCAGCCATCTATTATCCACTCCTGTAGCCGCCTGTGCCTGATCGCTCCAGGCGGAAATTGCATGAGAAAAGCGGGCGACCGTTGTCGTCCGCTCCTACCGGCGTTATATCGCCGATCATCCAGATTCCGATGTAATGCGTGTCGCCTATCGTTGTTCCGGGTTTACCTAGCAGGGCATCCTTGACCGCCTGCGCCTTGGCTTGGACTATTGGGTATTCAGCGCTGCCCGGCTTGCCCCGTATCATCACCTGCACGGTGGGCCGGTCGTGCTGCCATTTGGGGTCTGGGGCGAATCCTCCGGCGTCCTTGACGTGTATCGTGCGGTCAGGAGTCGCCTCCATGGTCATCCCCTGCGTGATACGCCAGTCCGCTGTTATGGTGCGTGTGCCCACACCCGCCGCAACCAGCATGTCCGCTATGTCCTTGCATGGTGCATTCACTTCAACGCCTCACCGCCCCGCTTCCTGATTGCCTCCGGCAGTCTATCTGCCGCGTCCTGCACTGCGGCCTGTAGGTATTTGGACCGACCGCCTTTGGGATGGTCGAAGTCGTCTCGTTCGTGCTGCGCTGCGGCGTAGGGAACGCCAAAACCGATGGTCACAATGGGTTTTGCGCCCTCCGGTATGTCACCGCCGTCTACAATCTCGACGCCGCCCTGGTCACCTGCGTTGATGCCTCGGGCTATCAGCTCGCCTGCACCGGATACCCCGTAAACAGGAACGTCCTTGCCGCCTTTATTGACAGTCGCGGCAGTTAACGTCACGTCCTGGCCCCACGCCAATGTCCCAGATCGCCGAAGGTCGCCGGTATCGACTGGGGCATTCCTCACGGCCTGCCCCAGCACCGCAAGCCCCACGGTTCGGACTTCCTCCGCCGTCAGGCCATCAATCTCGCCCAGTTTGGCGTTGAGCTTGGCAATCGCGTCATCCAGCCCTTCCAGTCGCGCCGCCATCACACGTACACCTGCCAGTGGTCGGTAGCGCCGTCCAGTCCCACGCGTTCCAAGATGCTCATAGGCTCTCTGGCATCGCTCGACGGCTCGCCTGTGTGTCGCCCTGGCGCTATGCGCCCCTGCAGGTCGATGGGTTGCGGTAGCCAGTAGACTGCCGATGCCACCAGCTCCCGACCGTCCTTGCCCCGTATAAGCTTCGTGGTGCCCTGGTATCTGCACCGGAGCACCTGCGCCGCGCCATATCCCCCGCCGCCCCACTCGCCGCCTTCGCCTGGCGGCCAGTAGGTGCACTCCTGCATCATCGTCGCGATGCTAGACAATGGGCACCGCCCCCACCAGCCACGGCCTGAGTAACAGCTTGGCCTGCGGCGATAGCAGCTCGCCTGATTGCGTCCTCGCTAACGCCTCTGCGCTATAGCTCTCCGAGGCATCGCCGATGCTCACACTCGTAAGGCCCTCGCGTTGTCTCGCCGCTCTCTGCGTATCCTGCGAGAGGATGGCAAGCGCCTCCTCGCATGTCGCCGCCTTGACCGCCTCGGGCACCGTCGTATCGGCATTCCATGCGCCCCGCCAGTAAATGGCTCGGGGAAATGCGAGAGGCTGCGCATCATCCGTTTTGCGTCCTCGCAGCCTCTGCACGTCTATTGAACGCGTGGCGGTGGCAAGCGCTTGCGCTTTGTGGACTTCGGTGGCTGCTCGCCACTGGTCGGCCCCGTATCGGTCGCCGAAGTAGACATCTGCATCCTCCACAGAGATATAGCTCGCCACGCGCTACACCCCCTAGACGAAGAGATACACGTCAACGGCCTTGCCGTTCAGTGCGCTATTGAGATCTACCGTGTTTGATTCCAGCGCCGTTGCGCTGACTGTCACTGTAGGCCCCGCGTCCTTGGTATTGTCCAGGTATGCCGCCTGCACCGTGTTATGGGCCAGCTTGTATGGCAGACCCAGCGCATCCGCGGTACCCACAGATACCTGGTCGTCTGCTACGCCGGCGGTTGTGTCGGTCGATGATGCATCCGGCGTCAGGCCCTCGCAGGTGCCGTTGGTGTAGGCAATGTTCAGCGTGGCGTCGTTGGCGTCGGCTACTTTGGTAGTCAGCACAACATCGGCCCCCGAGCCGCTCACGGTGAAATGGTCAGCCACGAGCGGGGCAATGTAGCTCCGTATCTTGCCCGCTACCGCCGCCGCATCGTCGCCCAGACCCACGGCCACATGCATTACCCTGTCGTCCGCATAGTGAGCCGACTTCACCGTCACGGTCGCTGTGCCTTCCTTGGTGATTGTGCCTACGATGGTCGCCGTCTCAACCTGCTTAGTAGCTGCGTTGGTCTGTATGGGCAAAACAACCTTGGTCACCGTCTTAAACGCCTTCGTGCCAGCCCTTGGGGTGGTGCCATTGAGCGCTAGCGTCTCTGTGATGGTCTCGCCGGATATGTTAGTGCCGGTGATGGTTACATCGCCGGTAATACCAGCCACGCTGCCCACCACGGCAAGTGCCCGAGGGTAGTCGGGGTCGACTAGTCCGGTGACGACGGTCTGCCCAATAGCAGTCAGGTGCCACAGTCCTATGGCATCGGCGTCTGCCGCCGCAGGATCGGCCCACCGCGTATGAGCCAGGAAGGCCCGGTCTACGCTGAGACCGGGCACATCCGTCTGAATCGTCTGTCCGAGAGATGGGTTGTAAGGGTAGAACTTACTCACTCCATATCACTCCTAAACGAGCACCGCGAACGGATAGCGGGTCGCGTTGTTCTGGTTGACCCTGTTGATCGGGTTAGGCAGCTGCCAGCCCAAGCGCATGACGGCACGAAGGGCCACCATGTCCTGCTGCGCCAGGTTGTAGACGATGTTGCCGCCGGTGTCAGTGATAACGGCCTCTGTGAGAACCTTGTATGTCACGTCCTTGCGGAGAGCATATACAAGCTGACTCCAGTCGCCAGAGATGAGCTGGGACTTGGCCGGGTCGATTGCGCCGTTCAGGGGGAAGATTAGGTCTGTGCCGTCGAGGCTGTAACGGGTCTTCTCCTGAATCCAGTTGAACAGCGGCACACCGTTCGCGTCTCTGAGTCCGCGCAGCTTGGCCTTCATTGTCAGAGCTGCTACATGCCCGGTAACGAGATAGCCATCTTCCTCTACCTTGGAAAGCAACCCGCCTTCAGCCATGATGTCATCGTAGAGGTCAGCGCCAGCGCCGAGATTGACTACGTGGCCCGCTGCCGCAGCGCTCACGGTGATGCCGTTGGGCCATGTCGCGGGAGCGTTGGTGCCGTAGAGAACGGCCTGGTCAAACGCAATACCGAATGCTTCCACGAGTCGAGGCTTAACCTCACCCCAGATGTCGTATTCCGCATCGTCCAGCACGTTCTCCGGGATCGGAATGATGACCGCCAACTCCTCCGCGATGATGGACTTCTTGTCCCACGCCATCTTGGAGGTCTGCTTTAGGCCCGTATCACCGTTGACGAAATACGCCTGGGCCAGCGCTGTGAGAATAGGCTGGTTGCGCTGCTTTGCGGTCATGTCGGGCAATCTCCGCGCCAGACTCATTACCGATGACGCCTGCGGCACTGACTGAAGGATCTCTTTTGCCGTTTCTACCGGAATTAGGGCATCAGCATCGTTTCTGCTGATCATTCGCTAAACACACTCCTGAAAATGAATTGACCAGGTTACCCCCGGCCTGCCGCCCTCCGTATGAAGGCGTTCATGTCTGTTTTGCTGTTGGAACTGCCGGGATTCGTCCCGGCCCCTACGCTACCGCCCTTGGTTTCGCCCTTCTTGATCCAAGGTTTTTCCTTGACCAGAGCTTCAAGGGCTTCCTTGACACCCTTTACCTTGCCGTCCTTGACCTCTACGTCCTCGCGGTCTATGAGCGCATACGCCGCATCGCCGTCCACGAGCCCCATGTCTGCAGCTATGGACT